CAGTAGCACCAACAACAAAACCAGTAGCACCAACCCCCAAAAAAAGTATAGTTCCTGAATATGTATTAAAACCTTCTCAAAACTCTACAAATGAATTAAAAAAATATTTCAAAAATGCTAATTATTTTAATTTGATAAATTTTTTATATAAATTTTTGGATGTAAATGCAAAAATTATAATATATAGAATTTTAAAAATTGGCTCTTCATTTGACGCTAAAACCCTAACCACAAAGGATGACATTAATATAAATGCTTATAATGAAACCGTCGATGGATTATCTGTATCCACAAATGAAGCTGGGGGAGATTGTTTTTTTTTAGCAGTTGCAGACGCAATCAATTATTATAATTATGCAAATCAAGATAATCAAATACAAAGCGGAATATATGGAACAGGTAAAACTCTTTTTACACAAAAATATTTGAGAGAATTGGTATACGATTATATTGACACCGTTTGGGATATAGACGATTATCTAACAAATATAGCGCCCAATAATTTACTAGATTTAAATACTAAATTTGAAAATTTATTAAAAAATAATTATCCAAGTGGTATTTCTCCTGACGATTATATGACCCTTTTAAAAAATACATATGTATCCCATGATAATTTTTTAATCGACCGTGTTACTAGTGTGCCAAATGATACATCACCCTATTACACAAATCCTTTTAAAATTATAGATAAGCCTTATGTTAAAAATTATATATTAAGTAAGAATTATTGGGGTAACGAAGTAGCCGTTTATGCTCTCTGTATGAAACTAAAATTGAATATTATCACTATTACTAATTACCCACATCCAAAAAATACATCCACCATTCAAAACAATATATTAGGTATCCCTTTTTTATATACAAATAACGATGATTGGGATAAATATTTATTTTTATATTGGAAAAACAATCATTTTGAGTTAATATCATTTAATAGTAATAAAAAACCGATTATAAATAAAAGGAATATTTTCGAAAGAAACAGTGAAGTGTGTCCACCTCTTTATATAATATTTTTGATTTTTACTAGATATATTACATATAATGATGCCGAAAAATCTGTTTTTACAATATTACCAGAAATTATGACTTCATTTAATAATGCATTTACTCAAATACAAGAATTTAAAAAAACAGAACCAGCCAATAAAGATGTTGTGAATTTTTTTGATAATTTTTTGTTTTATTCTCCGTCTGTTACGATAAAAGGTGGAGCACCATACAATTATAACCCATATCCCTCTTATAACCCATATCCCTCTTATAACAAAAAAAATAGTCCTTATTTAGCACAAAATATGATTAAAAAAGACAACGAATCAGACCTTTCTCAATTAGCGTATTATATAGCAGTTGATATTGAATTATATCCAGGGACAAGTATAACTCCTAACCAATTGACGAATTTAAAATGCAGAAACAAATGGAATGCAATTAGAAAAGCATATGCTAATTTTATAGGAAAACCATATGTGATTCCTCCTATTTATACAAAAACGGTTAAAAATAAAAACAACAATGTACAAAACAATCTACAAAACAATCTACAAAACAAGACCCTAAAACAAAGATAGAAATCATTATTTGTAAATATATTACAAATAATGATATTTGAAATGTGAAAATATATAACATGGTCTATGTAATACACGACAACCTAACTATTCTTCAAAATTATATTTTTGAAAATCAAATTTAGAGAACGCCTCTTTTTGCGCCTTACGCTGTTTCTCTTTCTTTGATTTTTCTAATACCGCAATTGCGGCCGATAATTCAGCCTCACTCACAACTCCATCTTCATTTGTATCAATTAACTTGTGTAAAACTCTATAACGATGAGGGACAACGCATAATTGATGTTCTTCATTGAACAAGTATTCAGATAAAATAGTAAATACTGCAGTTAAACCAAGAGCGGTGTAAATATCACGCGTACCCATCCACGCCATCGAAAAAACTAATAGTTGTTTACTGACGGACCATTTCATATACTCCTCGGTGGATTTGCTAAATTGAATCGTAATAAATTTTGAGCCAACGTTCAGAAGAATCATAATTACACCAGCAAAAAACTTGCTGTTATTTAAATACATAATATGATGGTTGGTATAGGAAATACTGTTCAATAAGGGAGTAAAAATAGATGATTTGCCGCCAAATTGAAATGGCATGTTTGTATTGCCAGGACTTGTATTGCAAGGACTTGTATTGCTACTTTGACTTACCTTATTTGTTTGATTATTAGACATTACTAAAATAACATATTATTATTTTTTTTGAAATTTTATAGATTTAGTCGATTATATTATTTTTATAGTATGCCAAATTTTCTGAACAAATTCGAAATGTTTGTAGATGTCTTATTGTAGAAGCCTTCCCCTACAATACGTGTATTTCGAACAATAGGTCGATAAAACGCGCGTATTTTTGGTGTAAAATTCTCTACATTTTTTAATGTATTAAAATATGCAAAACCAATAATAATCAACCACATCAAACAAATATATAGTAATTGCTTCATATATATTTGTTGGTAAATATTTTTACACCGGAATTGTAATTCAGATGGACTAAAACCAAAAAACCAAAAAACCAAAAAACCAAAAAACCAAACTTAGAATGACGCATAAGAGCTATTAAACATAGATTTATCCGTTGGCTCTACATCATCGTCGTTTTGCTTGCGAGCGCTAGAGAAAACAGGTACTTCACTTGAGCGTTTTCCTCTTAACATAGTACCTTCTCTGTCAATCATATTAAAGCCTTCGCGCCCTACAAATGTTTCTTTCTCTGCTTTAGCCGCTTTCTCTGCTTTAGCCGCTTTCTCTGCTTTAGCCGCGTTCTCTGCTTTAGCCGCTTTCTCTGCTTTAGCCGCGCTCTCTGCTTTAGCCGCGCTCTCTGCTTTTTCGGCTTTCTCTGCTTTAGGAGCAGTGAAACCTTCCATTAACCCTATACTGCTATGGTTAAACATAATGATAATAAACAAAACGGCAACAACTCCAAAAATTTTATGGATATAACTTATTCCTAAAATAAAAAGAATTAATAAAGCTCTTCCTAAAGCATTATCTATTAAAAAATGAAAGACTCTGGACTGACTCAATAAAACAACCAGAAGCAACGTAGCAACAGCCCCCATATTATGTTTACTAACTAACTTAAAGTTCATATATAAAATAGTCTTATATAATTTTTTTCCCTTTTTTTTATTTTCAGACTCTTTTACAAATTATTATCTAAATTTTTAATAAGAGAATGTCTTTAGCAATGTTTGCAGCCCCATTTGATGAAAATATAGAATCATATAACAATAATTCAGATAATAATATACTTAATAAAAAACGACGCGCACATAATAGAACACAAAAAATGCATACCAAAGAAAATTTCGACACAAATAAAGTGAATTCTGTTTTAGAAAAAATTCACAACAATTTAGATAATGACGATGATGACGATAATGGCGCATTTAATCCGCCACCGAAAACCGAATCAGCTGGTGTTCAAAAAACAATCCCTAGAAAACCAGACCAAGAAAATATGATGAATATGACTTCTAATAACGACGTAATGTTTAGAACATTAGGGAGAGCGCCACAACCAAATTTTGAAGGTAGTGACAATTTGGATCTAAACGATTACAGCAATTATGGTGATACTAAAACAAACGAAGCATATTACAAACGTCTTATACCAGGATATACACCCCCCAAAAATATTGCGAATAAATCATATTATAATCAATCCAACTATAATAACAACACACTTGATACATCATCTAGCCCAGATATTCTATTACAGAAGTTAAATTATATGATAACACTTTTGGAAGACCAACAAGACGAGAGAACCAACAATGTAACAGAAGAAGTGGTTTTATATTCCTTTTTAGGAATTTTCATTATTTTTATTGCGGATTCCTTTGTGAGAGCAGGTAAATATGTCCGTTAACCAAGATATTCTATATTTATTCCATGTAAAATAAATATTAAAAGGTGTAAAATGATTTAAACCAAAGTCATTATTATACTATAATAACTATATGGTAAAATATATTATAGTGCATAACAAACACGAAGGTTGCTATGATTTTCCATATTTTGAAGATGAATCAGCCAAAATTCGTCTTACATCTATAACAATAAACCCACCAAAAATTTTTATGTTTAATAACAAAGACCAAGCGCAAGATTTTTTTGAAGAATATATAAATGAGGTGGATAATTTAGATATCAGATGTAAAAAAGGCGAAGATGTAGAGCATATTGAATATTGCACATGTGGAATTATCGAAGTAGACGAAGAAGAAAACCCAGTATTATTTTATAATAAAAGAAACCAAATATTTTTATTAGAGCATGGCCCAGAAATATTTGTTCCTCCACATGAGATAAAAGATGATATGAAAACGTTGAATTTAACAAATCAATTGTTACGCAAATCAAGAAGATTAAATAAAGAACAGAGAAAAAAATACGCTGAATTAGGCAAATTTTGCCAGAAATGCGCAAACAATGAAGATGATGACCAGCCAGAGAAAAGCGATAGCGGCGACGGCAAATAAATCCAAATCCACCTTTATCCACCTTTAGGAAAGGTGGAGCCAAACCCACCTTTGGGAAAGGTTGTAACGAAGTAAGAGACAACCCATATTCACTTTTGATAAATTTTTCAGTTGTAAACTAATTTGGTTATTACTTTGTTATACATTTTCCTCTAATTTTTGAAAAAATGACTTTTGCTCCACTTATACTTTTAGAAAAAGTATAACAAAAATTTTGGCTCTTACTTCGTTACAACCTTTTCCAAAGGTGGTTTTGCTCCACTTTTTCAAAAGTGGAGGTGGATTAAAGGTGGATAAATACTTTATTCGACTGAAACGTTGGATAGGCAAAATTATAAAAAAAATACGCAGTAGGACTTACAATCAACGGTTTCGTCCGCTCTTTTATATTATTTATAAAAATATAATTATCTGAAATATCTTCAATAGCTGCAAAGCCAAAATAATTTTCAGCGGCAATTTTCCAAAAACTTATTTTGAATCCCTTGATAAAGATGTCGTCATCCGTATTAGATATAGACGCATAACAACTCAACACTTCCATACCCTTTTCAACTTGCACACACGATTTTCTAAAAAAATACGCACAAATAATAGTATCATCCACGATAATCGTATAAATAAAAATATTTTTGGTCTTGATGAGTTCAATAATATTTGTAACTTCATTATGAATGACAATGTCAAATTTCTTACTATGTTCTCTTATAAAACTAAACAAAAAGTGGAAATTCTGTGCATTGATTTCCAGTAATTTATATTCGCCAGAAAGTTCAACGGGTTTTGTCCACGTAGTCACCTGAAACCCATACGTCGAGTAAACGCACAATGGTATAATTCCAGTCAATTCGTCTTCTCTCTTAAATATAGAAACAACAATGTTTTTATTTACGTGTCGTTGATTGTAGTGATGTGTTTGTATCAATTGCGGTGCAATCCCTTTCTTCCTATGAAACTTGTCAACACATAAATAATCTACATAATAAGCACAAAATTTCGCTTCTTTATCGCCATTATTGATGACCACATATACAGGTCTACTGGTCATCGCCCCTACCATCTTTTTCTCCATTAGACTAGTGCCTTTTTTTAAGTCCATGAGTATATTGTCTTCATTATAAAAAGAAACAAACGTTTTATCATTATGTCCAGTTAAATAGGGGACAATGTTTTCGGACCGCGGTGAAAAAATATTGTCGTTGTTTTGTAAATAATGGTTTCGAATTAAATTTACGAACCGCTGTATTTGAAATGACGTAAGCTCTGAGAATACAATGGTTTCTATATTTTTAAAATTAGTGTATTTGTTTTTTTCAGGCAAATAATCGTTTATGATGCCAGGTGATTTTAACATATAACCGAAATCGTAAATGTGAAATACTGGTTGCATGACCCAAAAACCGTATTTCCATTTAATATAAATATAAATGATAACTATGATAAGTAGTCCGAAAAATAAAATGTATGATAGATGTTCTAACATATGATACTTTTTGGTTTTAATTTGGGCTGTTAAACTCATTATTTTTATTGGAAATGCTTCGTAATCATTCGTGTTTACAGTAATATCTTTTTACGCTGTTTTCAAAAATTTTGACCGCTTCTTTTTTATTCATGAATTGACCAATGTCTACCTTTTTACCTTCCAAATCCTTATAATGTGTAAAGAAATATTTGATTTTCTCTTTCGTATAGGAATTGATATCACTGATATCATTATACAATGAATACACGGGGTCGACCTTTTTTGCTGGACACATGATTAGTTTGGGGTCATCGCCTTTGTCATCGTGCGTTTCTAAACAACCCAACATTTTACAATTCATATAACATCCAGGGACTAATTCATCTTCCATGATTACCACCACATCAATAGGGTCGCCGTCCGCGCTTAACGTATTGGGTATAAACCCATAATTGAATATATATTTGAATGGGGTATGTAAAACTCTATCGCAAATGAGCGCTTTTTTCTCTTTATCATATTCGTATTTGATATGACTGTTTTTGGAAATTTCGATAAAAACGTCGCTGGTAAATTCTGGCTCAGAATCCGAACCTACCATTGAAGCACCTAATTTTAAAAATACACTCGACGGTAATTCTTCCATGAATAAATAATAATGTAATCATTTGTTTATGTCTTTTGTTCTACTTTTTATAAAAGTGAATTTATATTGTCTTTTGCTTTCTTTTTATTTATGTTTTTTGCTCCACTTTTTCTAAAAGTGGATTTATTGTCTTTTGCTCCACTTTTTCTAAAAGTGGAAAAGTGGAAAAAAAATATAGACATAATATATGAGTTCTGTATTTTCAAACAAAAATAAGAATCTTTTGGAAAACCCTGATACTACGAATAAATACGATAAAGACTATAATCTAGACCGATTTTTATTCCCTTTTGCCATAAAAAATAAAGACCATATGGTCAATGCGATTCAAATAAACGTCAATGATACCAATGATAAATTCACGACAGACTACAACCCAAGTATACACAAAGTATTAACGTATATAGAAGAATATTGTAATATTTTGCAACAAAATGGAAAAGAATGCTTGAACCAACAGCAAATCAAACAAAAAGTGGAAACTTTTTTTGAAGATGAAGAGAACTGGGATTTAGCAAATAGTGACCCCAGAGATGTTATATTGAAAAAAATGCTAAGCGCTAAACAATTTCAAGAATTTACAAACCCTAATATCATCGATTTTGAAGCAGTAGACGGGGGGTCTAGAAGAAAGAGAAAGACTACACGAAAGATTAAACGAAAGACTAAAAGAAAGACCAGACAAACTAAAAGAAAGACCAGACAAACTAAAAGAAAGACCAGACGACATATCAAGTAATCAATTATGATGGTTTCACAAAAATATACAAATATTGGTGTTCATACGCACATTTCACTAAATCAATTTTGCCCTGTAAAATAAAACCGCAATCTTGCGCACTATTCACAATGGCGCTAGTATCCTCCATGTATAATGTTTGTTGCTGCTTACGCACACGACCATCATTGAACTTGAATTTTTCATCAAAAGTAGCCATATCATTCTCCTTATCTAAATTAAAATTCGCCGAATAAACAAAATCGTTAAAGGTTATTTTTGTTTGGGTGATTCGTTCCTTCGCGTACTTTTGTGGAGAGACCACGTATAAAGGATTTCCTGGAGGCAATATAGGGTCAAAACTCTCGCGGTCCACCAAATGAACAATTAAAAATCCTCCAGGCATTAACCACTCCATACAATTATCGAAAAAATGGCGCTTATCTTTGAAATAATAAATGGTAAAATACATGCACAGAATATGCGTCAACGAATTCAATTTAAATAGACGATTATCCATAGCGTCGCCCACTTGAAACGACGCGTTAGGATGTTCTTCTTTGGCCTTTTGAATCATGGCCGGTGATATATCAATACCAATCACTTTTAAATTATTCGCAGATAAATTCGCCACATGATGTCCCGTGCCACAACCAATATCG